AGCGGAAAAACCCCGGCTAGATGGAATCAAGCCGCTGACTTCAGGGAAAACCGCTGGGATGAGTTAGGAAAAACCTAATTCTTCAAAGGGAGTTTCCGAAGAACAGAGGCATACTTGAGTGGGACTACTTCTTCCCCATCTCCAAACATGCGATATTCTTCTTCCTCCCAAGTAGGAAGAGAGACAAAATCACCCCGAGCACCCCAGTACTCGAGGATCCTCCCTCGTAGAGAGTCATATTCTACTTTGCCAAAACCCCAAATCGACTGAAGGGTCGCACAGCAAACTTGAATAGACATCTCTTTGGGTGTACGACTATGCATTATCCAATTTGAAATTTCTTGGACAGCACGTCGATCTAACTGATGTATCCACACACCATAACGCGTAGGATGGTGGACAAAAGTTGACTTCAAGAACGTTGTTCTTGGATCAGTTAGTGATGCATAAGGCAAAATGTCTACTCCCTTTGAAGAATCTGTAAAAACTACTTCATAGTTCTTAAGAACTGATCCAATAGTCTTAGCATTAAAATACTCTACAAGAAACTTAACTACAGACATAATAATATCGTCACCATAACTAACTAACCTAACTAACTTACGAAAATCAGACATTCCCAAAGTTCGTCCCTCGAACTTAGGAAACATTCCATTAACAGGGTCACACATATAAGCCCACACACACCGAATATAAACACTGTTGACCATAGTGTTTAATATTGTTGTTATCGGAGAACCTGATGGTGCTCCACAAAAAACTCGGTAGATAAGATCCAACATTAGATGCTTACTATGTGTACATTCCTCAATCAAACTCTGTCTAATACGAATGTTCTCTAAATAAGATGGCTCAAACTTTTTAAACCACTCTAAAATAATATCAAAACAACCCATAACTACTTTATGCATCAGAGTTGGACCAAATTTTGAGTAATCACCAGTAACAATACAGGGGGAAAGATCTAAAAGAAGTTTTACCAATTGTGTCCATTCCAAACTATCCTTATTAATACCAATTGCATGCTCGCAGTCTAAACGAGCATTCTGCATGGAAACAAGAAAATCAAGAAAATACTGACGAA